GTCCTTTGCCACTAATCCAACTTGCATACGGTACTTTTCAAAATCTTTATCTGACAAATCACTGACAATCGTCCTAAAAGAAGCTATCGCATCATCATAATTTTTTATGTCCTGAATCGCACTCGAAAATATTGCCCCAACGCTTAAACCTAAAAGCAATTGAGACAATCCAGATAATCTACTAAATGCACCGTCAATTTTACTATTTACCCTTTGAACTGCACTTGCAGTCGATTTCGTAAAATTAGAAACCCCAGCAGTCATTTGTTTGACTACTGAGGTAAATTTATCGACTGCTGTAAATTCTGTTGGTATTCGCATTGTTGCAGCCATATCCTATTTTTTATTTAATTTTTTGTCAATTTTTATTACTTCATCGTACCAGTATTTTAACCCTAAAAAATCAAAGTCATCGCAGTACATTTCAGATATTGTTTGTGGTGTCCATTCAAAGTACAAAACAACCGTTTTAATAACGGGGTCATCGTCTCCTAACGTCCACCGTTCATAAAAAGCGTTGAAATCTCTGAAATCACATCGTAATCAATTGGTTCAAACAAATCCAACTCTTTTGTTGTACTTCCAATAATATACGCAATAATTCTCAATGAATAATTTGCAACGTCCTTTTGTAAATCAATTCCCTTTGCTAAATCCGCTTTCGTTGTCGGTTTAATTCTGGTTTTAAATTCTACTTTATCCCGTGAAACTTCACCTTTGTCGTTTTTAATTGGATGCACCAAAGTATAAATTGGTTTTTTGTCCTCAAAAACTAAATTTCCAGAAACAACCGCTTCAACTATCGCTTCGTGTTTCTCTTTTACATCATCAATTTGAATAGGTTTTTTTGAATAATAGTTGATAAAATCTAATACTTCATTAACCGCAATTTCTTCACTAATAACTTGTTTTTTCATTGTCTTTATGGTTTTATTGTTTAAAATTAAATTGTCTCTAATTCACCGCCTCCACTAACTTTTAAAGTCATAGTTCCAGCGTTTGAATCCGATTGTAAATCACCCACCGGACGACCTTTTCCTTTTCTAATGTTACCATTCAAAAATGAAAATGTCCACGTTCCTAAATCAGGATGCCCAGCTAATCGCTTAATATCTCTTTCAGTTGAACCACTGGCATCAATTGCAACAGAACCCTCAATCGCCCAACGAACTCGATTTAATTGCGACATCATTTGTCCGTTTGAAGTCACTTGATTTGCATCATCATTGGCACGAATACCACCGGAATCAATTGTAAAACTTTCGTTTGATTTAGGAAAAAATCTAAACTCTCCTAATGTATGTTGACAAACTATTTCATCAACATCACCAAATGTGAAATTACTCATATCTCTTTATTTTTTAAATTAAAATCCGGCTTCTACGGTTGTGCTCTCAATTCTCGCAACTCCCGTTCTTTTATATCTGAAAAACGTTTCAAATCTATTCGGGTTTATTGTTGAAATCTGAACCAACAAACTCGATTTTGAAAATGCCGGGTCATTGATCAATGCTTTTTCAGCTAAATCATCAAACAAATCAAAAACAACCGCTTTCCATTCTTTTGGTTTAATAACTCCAGAAACATCCACATTTTGATTGTCAGCAACTAATGTTTTATCTCTTAATCGAACCGCTTCCAATGTACGATAAGAGTCGCAAACATTCCAATCTAAGTTCACATTACGACAATAGTTGTACTGTAATGGACTTTCACCGGCCGGATGGTACGTTGTTACCAAATCCTGAATTTTATACGCTCCATTCTCCAATATAACAGTAGAACATCCTTTTTTAATTAAAAAGTCTCTATTGTTATAATCTGACATATCTCCAATGTTTCCATCCGTTGGAACCGGCATATCTGGATAAGACATATTATTTACATCTAAATGCGGTGTGTCTTGCATTTTACGAGAAAACAACGCCACAACGTTTGCAGCAGCCTCACAATTGAAACCTCCAGACAAAGGAGCCGGACAAAGTACATTTGTAACTTGTTCACGTCTGGCACTTGCATCAGTAATAGCAACTAAATCATCTTTATCGTTTAATGTAGAACCAAAATAAGCCATAAACGGTTTAAATACTAAACCAGCATAACGCCCAGTTTGAGCCTCTTGTGTGCCGTTAAAGGTTTCCAATGCACTAAATTGAGCAGAACCATACGGATTTAAAACAATCGTGTACCACGTGTCTCCAAATTGAGCCAAAGAATCCGCCAAACTTACTGCACCAGTTCCATCATTTGAATCAGTTTCAGAATAAGACATTCCAGCAGCATTATCACCAAAATCAATCGAAATTGATAATTGAGCAGAAGTTGCTCCAGACCATTTTGAAGTAATTGTAACAACTCCAGCGGTATTATTTGCACTACATGGAGCGGATAACACACCATTAATAGCATCTTTTATTTTTCCAGCCACAACAGTAGCGGTATCTCCAACAACTACATTGAAATCGTAAAATTGAAAATCTAAACCGTCACGACCATTTACAATTACTTTATGCGTTGCGTTTGCCGTTGCCGTTCCAGTTACCGTCCATTCTCTTTCCGTTTCCGTTGCACTTTCACTTGAAATTTGTGGAAATACAACCGTTGGAATACCTCCAACTCCATCACCAGACAAAGGACGTAAAATACGCATCATTTGGTGAATTGGTGAACCATAACCGTACAATTGTGCAGCTTCCTTAGCACTTGTAACCTCTTTTTTTGTGGTGGTTAATCCACTTTGATTAGCAGTATTAGCCTCTCCAAAAATCGCAATAATTTGAGGTAAATTTGGGGTTTCATTTGTAAAAAACCCTTTATTTATTTCGTACCCCGAAACTCTCGACAATCTCTCTAAGCCTACTGCAGTTGATATTGTACTCATTTTTTTAATTATTAAAAGTTAGTTTATAACCCTTGTTTGTTGAATCTAATTTGATATTAGTGTCGTTGCCTAATAACGCAATACCTTCCCATGCTAATTGATTTTCGTTTAACCTTGCCGTAAAAACTATTCTGGACATTGATACAAAATTCGCTTCTTGGTTTCCAAAGTTATCCAAAAACTGAATTGAATCCACCATTGTACCACCAATAAAACCAGCTTGAAACCCCAAAGTTTTGTATTTTGTTGAACTCAAAATGTAGCGAACTAAACCCGTTATTTGGTTTAAAACAATACGAGTATTTTCACTTCCAGTAGTACATTGTTTTTCATCTGAATTACAATAAATATCTACATTGTAAGTCGTTAAACCTTGCGAATCTATTTGTGTTTTTCCTGAATAGTTGATTTGAGCCATTGAAACATTAATCATTACATCCTCACTTTTATCATAAGGTGTTTGACGTGATAAAAAGACTTCAATTTCATTATCTATACATTGTAACTTTTTTTGGTTCAAAAGTTCCAAAAGCAAAATAACTCCGATTTTGTTTTGAACAATTTCGAAGTTTTGTGCCGGTATGATATTTTCAATTATTGCTGTCATTTATAACTTAAAATCGCCTAAAATTAAAACGATTAATCCTAATGTTTCATCAGGAAAATTCTCTTTTACAACGTAGCTTTTTACCACTCCACTCGAATCAGGAACTTCTACTTTATGCTTTAAAAGTGTAATTTCACCTTTTGCATTTCGCACCGGATAACCATTGTCGACTAAGAATTTTTCATCAACTGTTACGTGTGCATTTTTTCCGTTTACCGGCAATCCATCAGTATCAAAATTAATGTGATGCTTTGTAGCAAATCCAGTTAGCGAAAGTGATTTATCACCGCTGGGAGTTGTCAAAACAATAGTTTCTTCAAAACCTCCTTTTTGTAGAAAATGCTTTGCATCCCTTTTCGCTAACTGTAATATACTACCTGACATCTTACTGATTTACTTCAATTGATTTGATGTGATTTTCAATCGCTTCAATGATAACTTCTTTTTTCTTAATCGGATCAATTTCTATTTCGTTATCCTTTGCGTATTGAATTATTTCCGCTTTTGTCATATCTGAAAAACCGTTTCCGCTTTTTTCTGAATCTTTTGCAGTTTCTTCAACTTCAAATTCTTCAATGAACCCGTCTTTAATCAATTCAGAAACATTATATTTCAATTGACTTTCAGCAACCACATCACCATATTTAGCAATAACATTATTTTTTAGTTGATGCTTAATGGTTTTGATTTTAAATTTTCTTTCACTCATGGTTTTTGGTTTTTAATTACGCAAAAACTTGCATAGTGTAGATTTTGTCCACAGTAAAAGGAATTACAAGCGGTGCAGAAGTTAATTCAACTGTACTTGACAACGTTTTTTCATCCGAATAAGCACGAATTAAATAATTCGCTTCAACAACTCCGGGAACTTTTACAGTTGTACCTCCAACAGTAGTTTCATTCAATACTGGCAAACCTCCAAATACTGTTTTACCTTGGAAGTCATCTGGCATCATGATAACTTTATTTTCATCCAAATAGTAAACAGTTTGACCGCTTGCATTAGTGTATTTTTCGTTATAAGTCCAAAGATTCACAACGAAATCACCAGCAGCGATTTGACCTTGCAAAGCAAAACCAGAAGCCTCTGAAAATTGTGGCATTGCAATATTAATTCGGTTTATATTTCTAAGGTCAGCAGAAGTTTTAACTTGCGTTGAGTTTAAGAAAGCATTCATAGCAGCAGAACGCATTACAACGTTAACCGTTGCTCCAGAACTATTTCCAACGTCTCTTAAGA